CCCCGGCGAAGTGTTCACTGTTGATACGAAGGAAGAAGCGAACTTCTATCTTAAACAGGGGCATTTCGAGGTCGTTCTCGATGACTGACACCGTTATCTGGTCGCCTTATGGTGTAAGGACCGAGATTACCCACGATGACGATGGGATGACGGTTAAGCGCACGCAAAGGGTAGACAAGATCATCGACAGTCTACGGCACGATTCGGAGAACGTGAACCGGAAAGCGGCAGGCCGGATCGGGGCCAGAATCCCGATTGAAACCTACTACGCTTGGCGTGATGAGTGGAAGAAAAAGCACGCGGATCGGTGGGAATGGCCCACGTTCCTCGCGCAACGGATCAATAACCCGGATTACTCGAAACTGAGGAATCAGAAACTGTGACGACATACGCCACGCTGAAGTCAGACCTTGCCGTGTGGTTACTGCGGGATGATCTGACGGCGGCTATTCCGTCATTCGTTCGGCTTGCTGAAGCGGCTATTCGCAGGGATTTGCGCATTCGGCAGATGCTGCGGACTTCCACCATGACGTTGACCGCTCAAAGCATGGCGCTGCCGTCCGACTTCCTCGAAATGGAGCGGATCACGATTGACTCGGATACGGAGTGGCTGTTGCAGTACCTCCCACCCGCTTCGCTGTATTCGTCGGCTGCGTATCGAGACACGGGAAGTCCCGCGTATTACACGGTGGAGGGGGATTATCTGGTAGTCGCCCCGCCCCCTACAGATTCCCCTGACGCATTGATTAGCTATTACCGCCCGTATGATGCGCTGAAAGATGATGCCAATACGAATTGGCTTTTGACGAATGCCTACGACGTTTATTTGTATGGCTCTCTGGCCCATGCATCCCCCTACATCAAAGAGGATGAGCGGGTGCAAGTGTGGGTGGCGGGTTATTCATCTGCCATTGCCGCACTGAAGCGCCGAGACAAAGCCGGGACTTTTGGCAGTGGAACGCTGTCCAGGGTGATGACAGGGGCTGTTCCATGATCCTGCCTTTTGGCGAATGGACGCCTGACGTAGAGAGTCTGTCTGTAAAGGGGCTGACGGTCGCAGAGAACTGCGTCCCTAGTCCTGATGGGTACTCCCAGCTAAACAGCCTGAGCGACGTTACAAACGCCTTGACGGCGAAGTGTGTGGGGGCTGCGTGGTTCGCGGATAAGGCTGGTACGGTAAGGGTCTACGCAGGGGACGCTACACAGCTCTACAGCCTCACTGGTGCTACATGGGCGAACGTGTCGAAGTCCGGAAACTACACGGGCGGGACGAATTGGGAGTTCGCATTGTGGGGTGATCGCTGTATTGCGGTTGATCCGGCGATAAATCCCCAATACATCGACATGAGCACGGGTACGCTGTTCGCAGACCTTCCCGGTTCTCCCCCGAAAGCCTCACGCATAGCGGTAGTTGGCGACTTCATCGTTTTGGGAGACCTCGACGCAAAACCAAACTGGATCCGCTGGTCTGGATTCAACAGTTCCGAATTGTGGACTGCCTCGATGGCGACACAATCGGACTCTCAAGAGTTGTTCGGTCGGGGTGGAAAAGTTCAGAAGATCATAGGTGGAAACGTGGGGGTGATCTTTCAGGAACACTCCATTCGCCTGATGACCTACGAAGGCCCGCCTAGAATCTTCCGGATTGATGAAGTGGAGGTCGATTCCGGAACGCCAGCGGGGAATTCCGTTGTCGCGGCTGGTTCCCGAATCTTCTACTACGGCTGGGATGGATTCCGGGTTTTCTCGGTTGGCGCAGGATCGCAGCCGATCTCAGACAACAAAGTAACCCAATGGCTTCAAGACAACTGCCCTGATGTAACGACGATTCGCGGGGTCAGTGACCGGGAAGCGCAACGAATAATCTGGTCATTCTCGACGGGTTCCAGTACCGCAGACCGCGTGATCATTTACGACTGGTCACTTAATCGGTGGTCATACGGGCGGGTGGATACCGAAATCCTGTTTGAGTTCTCCTCCCCAGGCTACACGATTGATTCAATGGACACGATCATGCCGGACATTGATGCGGCCACGCTGTCCTTTGATGATCGCTTTTGGTTGGGTGGGGCAATCTCTGTGGGCGCATTCACGACTGCTCACAAGGCGGCCACGTTTACGGGTTCTGCCTTAACTGCCACCCTGGAAACGGGAGAGATGCAGAGCGACCGCAGGCTGTTCATCAACAAGATGCGACCCCTGGTTACGGGTTATGGGTCAATGACTGCTCAAATAGCCTCGCGCTCCACACTCGCTAGTCCTGCGACATTCGGCCCCGCCTCCACGCTCAATAGTTCGGGCGAGTTCACCACTCGCGCAAATTCTCGCTATCACACTTTCCGAGTCACCATTAGCGGGGGCTTTGACCGCGCTATGGGGCTAGATGTTAACGCCGTTCCAGAGGGCAACCGCTAATGGCACAACCCGCCAATCCGTTCATTCCTTCGCCCACTGCCGTTAATCGTTCGGCTCCTACTGGCGCGAATATCCCGAGCATCAGCCTGCCGCAGAACCATACCCTCGCGTCAGACCCCATGAACCAGCTTGCTCAAACGCTTTCAATGGGCATGAACGTTCCGGCCTACGATCCGTATGGAAACAACGGCTACTACTCCCGCCAGATGGCGCAGCAATCCCCTTTGATGCAGCGGTATTTGATGCCGCAGGCCAATAGCCAAAACCCGTGGCTTACGACCGCCATGCAAAGAGGAATGCCGGGCTGGACTGCCAACGGCGATGGTTCCTTTAAACCGGCTCAATACAACCCATTCCAAGGGCTGAACACTCCCCCGTCACAGGGCGGGCTTCCGGCTCAGGGTGGATCTCCTTCAGGCGCTCAGAATCCCTACGGCACGGTTCCACAAGGCGCTCCGCTGGATCAGGCGACCTACAACGCCTACATGAGCAACCCCGCTGTAAAGGCTTATCTGGACGCGCTGGCGGCTCAGAGGGCGCAGACGACCCAATACCAGCCCAAAGCCGTAACGGCTCCCACATCGAATCTGGCGGCCTCTCCGGCGGTCTCAGGCACGAACATGAACCAGCGCGAATACGACACCATGCGATTCGATGGCGCGCAGCCTACCCAGCAGCATTACGACGCGCTGACTCAACAGTCACAGTCCGCACTCAAAACTCGGGCTTTGTTGGGTGGTGATCCTATGTCGGCGGATGTACTTGCCCAAGGTGGGGGTGCGACTGGCGGGATGAGTTCGGGGTATGTGAATCCGGCTGTACTGGAGTACGCGAAGAAATACCCCAACAGCCTCCAAGCGCAAAAAGTAGCGGCGGCACTTGGGCCTAACTGGAACGCATAAGGAAATAACATGGGAATCTTCGACAAGGTTAGTGACATTGCCAGCAGCATTTTCGGTGGCGATCAGGGCGCGCAGGACAGTACGACCACATCTACCCCGTGGGGGCCGCTTCAGCCGTATTTGACGGATGCGTATGCCCAAGCGCAGAACCTTTATAACTCGGGCGGGCCTAACTACTTTCCCAATGCGACCTATACGAATTTCAGCCCGCAAAGCCAGATGGCGATGCAGTTGGGTGAAAACAGGGCGCTCATGGGGTCGCAGTTCGATCCTATGGCGGGCAATGTCGCCATGCAGGGAATGCAGGGCAACTCTCCATTTACCCAAGCCGGTATGGGTATGCTTCAGCAGGGCGGGCTTGGGATGGGCCAACTGCAAAGCACGATGCAGGGAAACTACCTCAATTCAAACCCGTATCTAGACAGCATGTTTAATTCCGCTGCTAGAGGTGTGAATCAGCAATACCAGAACAACGTGATGCCAGGGGTTAACGCTACGTTTGGAAGCGGAGGGCGCACAGGCTCAATGGCCCATCAAACCGCGATGGACATGGCTAACACGGGTTACACAAACTCCATGACCGACATGGCCGCGAACATCTACGGGAACAACTACGCCAACGAGCGCAGCAATCAACTGAGCGCGGCGAACAGCATGGGCCAGATGGGGGCTAACCTCGCGTCCGGGTTTAACTCATTGGGTAGCGCGAACTTCGCACAGCAGTTGGGCGGGGCGAATCTCGGGATGCAGTTGGGGCAACAGGACTGGCAGAACCTCGGCATGCTCGGGAACATCGGGGCGCAGGTCGAAGGGAAAGCCGGGGAGATGTTGGGCGATCAAATGGACCGCTTCAATTTCTACCAGAACCGTCCTGAAAACCAGTTGAACCAGTACACGGCATGGCTGAACGGAATCCCCGGTTCTCAATTCGGCACCACGAATAACAACGTGGACAACGGGGGTTCTGCCTTCGGTAGCTTCCTCGGGAACATGCTCCAGAACGCGTCTAAAGCCTATGTGATGGGGGGCTGATAATGGCCGGATTGCTCGGAGGATTTGGCGCGAAGGTCGGCGGGCTGTTGGGTTCGCCTAGGGTGAAAGATGCGTTCATGATGACCCTGGCTAGTGGGGGCAATCAGGAGGAAGCGGACTACCTCCGGGAACAGATGGCGCAAAAGGGGCTGAACGAAAAACTGGAGCGCATGCGCGAGCTTCAGATGCAGCAGGCCGAAGCCCAGTTGCGCGCACAGCAGGAAGCCGACGCTAGGAAACAGTACACGCAAGCCCTGTTAACCGCTGGATCATCGCAAAACCCCGCACTCCTGCAAGACCCTGCGTTTCAATCTCAATTGAGGATGAAGGCGGCGGCGTATGGCGATCCGGCGATGCTCCAGGCTGGGGGGCTGTTGCAGGTTCCGCAGGAGCCGACGAAACCAACGGCAACCATGCAGAACATCGCCCAGATAGCGCAGCCTGGAACACCCGAATATGAGGCGCTGATGCGCGAGGCGATCATAAAGCCGAAGAACAGCGTCACGATTAACAACGGACTTGTTAAGCCTCCTACCGGGTACACATGGCTTGACGAAAGCAATCCAGCCGCAGGCGTTAAGCCGCTGACTGGCGGACCTGCTGACCCTGCCGCATCGAAGGAAGGGCGCGAAGCCGCAAGCAACATCGCACGGGTTGATCAGTCGCTGGAGAACTACCGCAAGGCGGTTGAGACAATCGGCACGCAAGTTCTTCCAACGTCTGAAAAGATTGTGCTTTCGGGCGCGCATACAGACCTGCTTATGGAGATGAAGGAGCTATATAACCTTGGCGTGCTTAACGGGCCAGATTACACGCTTATGCTCGGCGTGATCAAAGACCCTACTTCGGCGTGGACCGTTGGGCAGGGGTATACCGGCAAAGACCTGTTGAACCAGCTTGATAAGGTTGTGGTGCCGAAATTGGATGCGGCTAAAAAACTGTATCAGGAGAAATACGGACGCGCGTATAGCGAAGGCTCGACGGGCGGCGGAGCCACGGTTAAGGACGTGCGTGAAATGTCCGACGCGGAGCTAGAGGCGTTTATTGCCAACGGGGGCAAGTAGCATGGCG